CTCAGATGCAACAACCAGCGCCACAACCTGATGCGAAAGCTCAGGATTGGGCAACAAAGAATGAGTGGTTCGGCAACGACTTAGCTATGACAACAAGTGCTTTTGCTTTTCATAGACAGTTAGTCGAACAAGAAGGGTTTGATCCAGCTTCTGATGATTATTATCAAGAAGTGGATAGAAGAATGGCCGATGCTTTTCCACATAAACTCAGAGGAGGAGGGGAAGCGTCACCAGTAACGAACGTCCAAGAAAGTGTTGTTAATTCTAGCAGAGGAGCTAGAGGCAAAACAGGAAAGGCACGCACAGTCAAGTTATCGCCTAGTCAGGTCGCAATAGCGAAAAGATTGGGAGTTTCACTTGAAGATTACGCTAAACACGTTAAAGTTTAAAGGAGATAAAAATGGTAGATAAAAATACCGCTTCAGATCGAGCTCCACGATCTGCTGATAGTCGAGCAAAAACTGCTCGCCCAAAACCATGGCAACCACCGTCTTTATTAGACGCACCGACACCACCCCCTGGATACATATACAGGTGGCTACGGGAATCGATGGTAGGAGTAGAAGACAAAGCGAATATGTCAAAACGTATTCGTGAGGGATGGGAACCTGTGAGAGCAGAAGACCACCCAGAGTTTGAAGCCCCAACCATAGAGGAAGGTAGACACTCAGGTATTATAGGCGTGGGTGGCTTATTACTCGCAAAGATGCCAATCGAAACCGTCGAACAACGACGCGCATACTACAACAAAATGGCTTCCGAACAAATGGAAGCAGTCGATTCAAATCTAATGCGAGAGAGTGACAGCAGAATGCCTATTAGTCAACCTAATAGACAGTCTAGAGTCACATTTGGTAGAGGAGGCGATTCTTAAGAATCGTCAATTTTATAATTGGCTTTTAAGGTGAAAAAATGGCGAATGTAAATGACCCAAATGGATTCACACCAGCATATCATATGTCTGGAGGCACAATACGCCCTTCTGAGTTTCCCATTGAAAGTGGTGCTACTGGCGATATCTTTTCAGGTGACGTCGTTAAGCTCACAAGTGGGTATGTACTACAAGGAGGAGCAACTGATGCTCCATTAGGCGTATTCGGTGGCTGTGAATACCAAAAAACTACCGGAGAAGTTGTCTTCACAAGACGCTTTGTTTCTGGTACAACAACACTAGGTTCTGCAAACATAAAGGCATACGTGTATGCTGATCCCAATATCGCGTACGAGGCCCAGTTTACTGGAACTCCTACACAAGCAGATGTTGGAAAAGTACACACTATCTCTACGACTGCAGGTGATACCAACAATGACCGTTCGAAAGAAGGTGTGACTACGACTACCGCCAGCGGTATAGCAAAGTTAGTAGCTTATGTGGCTCGTCCAGATAACAGTGCTAATGCGCAATACGCTCGTGGGTATTTCATATTCCCAGCTTCTACTTACGGCAACGACTAAGAGGTGAATAGAAGTGGCTATTAATAGAGCGCAACTGGTAAAGGAACTCGAGCCAGGACTGAATGCACTTTTTGGTCTCGAGTATAACCGTTACGAGAACGAGCATGCTGAAATTTTCGACACTGAAAGTTCAGATCGTGCTTTTGAGGAAGAAGTGATGTTATCAGGCTTCGCACAAGCTCCTGTTAAAGGAGAAGGTGCCGCAGTCAGTTATGATACAGCACAAGAAACTTTCACATCTCGTTACACCCATGAAACTATAGCTTTAGCTTTTGCATTGACAGAAGAAGCTATCGAAGATAATCTCTACGATACGCTTTCCTCTAGATATACTAGGGCTTTGGCTAGGTCAATGGCTAACACGAAGCAAGTAAAAGCTGCTAACGTGCTTAACAACGGCTTCTCAACCTCTTTCCCAGGAGGTGACGGCAAGCCACTCATGACGACTGATCATCCGACATTAACGTCCGGCGATCAATCGAATGAGCCGAGCACAGCTGCGGACTTGAACGAAACTTCGTTAGAGAACGCCTTGATTGATATTTCTGCATTTAAAGATGAAAGGGGTATCAAGGTAAACGTACAAGCCAGAAAGCTGGTTGTTCCACCTCAACTACAATTTGTAGCTGACAGGATATTAAACTCTCCTGGTAGGGTAGGAACTTCCGACAATGACATCAATGCCATGAAAAATATGGGCATGTTGCCAGAAGGCTATACCGTTAACCACTATCTGACCGACACCGATGCATTCTTTATCAAAACCGATGCACCGAACGGAATGAAGCACTTTGAAAGGGCTGCA